GTTTCGACTCCATCTCTCCGCTGACGTTGCCACGCTCGATCAGTGCGTCCATGCTCGCACCGATGTTCGTGATCTCGTCCAGCGACGACGCAGAGGCGAGAGAGTTCAGGAGTTCAGCAGCGGAGGCGGCGTCCTTCCGCTTTTCGCTTGCGCCGGTCGTGGCGTCGGCCAGCCTGCCCTCTGCCGCCTGGGTCGCCGCACGACGGTCGTCTGCTCGTTGCTGGTTCGCTGCCTGCCGTGCGTCCTTCGTGGCTTGTGCGTCGTCTCGGATTGCTTGCTCTCGGTCCTTGCGATCCTGTTCTGCGTCTTTGTTTTCCTGTTCCGCCTTTGCCGTCCGCCCCTCAATGCCGGGATTTTCCTGCTCCCGCTTTTCCTTGTCCAACGCCGTCTTGTCCTTGATTGCCTGAATGCGTTGTTCTGTGTCCTTCGCACCCGTAACAAAACCCTGCGCCCGTGCCCATGCAATCTGAATGTTCTGCACAAGCGTGTCGAAAGTGTTCATCACGCCGTTGGTGATGTTGTCGAAAAACCCAAGGATGTACGCGCCCATCGTGTTCAAGATGGACTTAGAGTTCGTGTAGATGGAATCCCACGCGATGTAGATGCCCGAGCCGATGTCGGTGAATACGTCTTGGAACGCAGCCACCCACGGATCAACGTACGACATCAACGCTTCAGTGCCACGCAACCAGCCAGCGACGAGACCAGCCCAGAGGATGTCCATCGCACCGGACAAGTCGCCAGCAGCGACGGCTTCGTAGACGCCGTTGAAAGTTGTCGTGGCAGTCGTGGCGAGGTCGCCCAGGACGACGATGCCGTCAGAGACGGCAGTTGAGAATCCGCCAGCGATGGCACCGCCAGCCTCGGTCACGTAGCCAGCCAGCCCAGAGAACGCGCCGGCGATCTGCGGCCCGAACTGCTTGACGGCGACGCCGACGCCAACGGCAGCAGCAGACAAGAGCAGAAGCGGTGCCAGAGGCGCGAGCCACGCAGCTGCTACCGCAGCGGCAGACGCCACAGAGCCAGCGACAGCCATCGCAGTCGCAGCCAAATATGTGCCGATGCCCGCCACCGCAGAGCCGACGAATGCCGCCACGCCACGAGCAGCCGAGCCAAGCCACGCTGCCGACATCGCAGCGGTTGACGCAATCGTCTTGCCGACAGCACCCGTGAGGTTGGCGGCGTACTGTGCCATCCGCGCTGACGCACCCGTTGCCCACCACACGAAAGACTTGTAGGTGAGCGTCAGCCCGCCGACGATGTCGCCGACGAAGCGAGCCATGCCGGAACCAGACACGGCAAACATTGCACCACGCAGAGCACTCGACGCCATCACGACGCCGTTGAGTCCTCGAATCGTTGCAGAAAAGAATCCAGCGCCAGCAGCGATTCCGCGATTGAATCCCGTGAAGAACACCGGGAACATTGCCGCAGCAGCAGCCGAGGCGGCACCGCTCATCCGCGCAAAGCCTGCGGCACTGGATGCGGCGAAGCCTGCCAACGCCGTAGCGGATGACGCTGCAAAGCCAGCCATCGCACTGCCAGCCGTGGCGGCAAACGATGCAACAGACGCAGACGCCGCCAGCATTGACGAGCCGATTGTGCTTGCCAGCTTGATCGTCGCAGGCATCGCCAGCGCGAAGCTCTTGCCCACGCCAGTGACAGTACCCATGAGCATCGTCAGAGGCGACAAGGCGAACGCTGCCGCCTTGCCGATCCCAGCGAACCCGAACGAAGTCACCTGTAGCGAAATGCCAAGCCCGACCATCGCACCGCCGACCGCGACCGCAGCCACAGCGAACTGTGCAAACGCCGCAACGGCTTCCTTGTTGTCAGTCGCCAGCTTCGTCAGCCCGTCAATGAAGCCAGTGATGAACGGCAACGCACCCGCGAGAGCCGGTGCCACGGCATCCGTAATGGCAATCGCCATGCGCTGCATTGCCGCCAGCACGATGCCGAACGAGCCAACCAGGCCCGACATCACCAGCTTGTACTTCTCGCCCACTGGCAGAGCGGATGCCATCGCGTCTCGCATGCCGTTAAATCCATCCACGCCTTCAGACGCGAGGATCGACGCGGCACGAATGGCATCAGCACCGAAGATGCGGCGGAAGATGTCATCCTTCGCCGTCTGGTCAAGCCCGCCCATTGCCTGCGTGAGCGTGCCGATGATCTCCACCATCGGCTTCATCTGCCCGTCAGCACCACGGAACGAGGCGACAGAAAGCCCGAGTTGGTCAAGAGCACCCACGGCATCGTCAGCCGGTGCCATCAGCCGCATCAGCATCGTCTTGACGCTGGTGCCTGCGTCACTGCCCTTCACGCCGTTATTGGCGAGGATCGCCAGCGTGGCAGACAAGTCCTCAATGCTCTGCCCCGCTAGGCCGGCGACGGCAGACGACATTGAGAACGCTTCCGACATCTGAGCGATTGAGGTGCTCGACGCATCCGCCGCCGAAGACAACGCATTGGCGGCGACGTCCGATGACACCTTGAACACGTTCATGGCGTCCGACATCACCACAGCCGCCTGGGCAACGTCCATTTCGCCGACCTTGGCAAACTCTAGCGCCGTCTTGCCGGCACCGCCAAGCACGGCATCAAGAGACATGCCAGCCTTCAGCAGTTCAAGCATGCCCTGAGCCGCCTCGGTAGGCCCGACGCCGAGAGCCTGCGACATCGCCATAGACGATGCCTTGATCTGGTCGATCTGCGCCGACGTCGCACCCGTGCTCGCCCGAATGTTGAGCAGCGTGGACTCAAACGCTGCACCCTGACGCACGGCAGCGGCAATCGGTGCCGCCATGCCGATGCCAGCTGCCGCCAGCTTGCCGCCACCCGACGCAAGCGAGCGACCCATATTGCCGAGCGACTTATTGACCTTGGTCAGTGCCGAGAAAAACTTCCTTGGATCGGCACCGATCTCAACAAACACGCCACCGGCTCTGACTGCTCCAGCACTCATACGTGTTTCTGCCAGTCTTGCCCGAATAGGCGTTTTAGGTCATCAGGCGTCGCCTGTCTCGGCTTCGGTTTCTTTGCGTACGGATTCAGCTTGCGAGGGTCTGCCTTCGGCGAATTCTTGTCTCGGTTGATGTTGGCTTGCTGTGCGAGGATGTTCGCCGTGTGCCACCAATCGTGCTCTAGGCGGCTGTCACGAGCGGCGAAGAGTTGCCTGACGGTCCACTTGCCTGGGTAGACTCCGAGGATTCCTGCGGCCTCCCAGATGGCGTCCCAGACGCTCCTGCGAGGCTCTCCACCGTCGCCTTCTCCAGGCCCGCCTCCGCTCTGCCGAGCATCTCGTTGGCTACCTCGTCCATCTTGGCGGCCAACAGCCCGATCATCTTGCGGAGGCGCTGGGGGAAAAAATCGACAAGCTCCTGCTCTAGCGCCTTCGTCGCAGCGTCTAGCGAATCGCCACGCAGACCGTCAAGGAAATCCTCTCTCGACAGCCCCTTCGCTTCGATCTGCTTGGTGAGCATTGCGTAGAGGATCTCGCCAATCTTGGCGTACTGGCTTCGCAGCACTTGGAACGTCTGCGAGATGTTCGCAGCGTCCACCATGTCGAACGGCACAGCCTTACGCTCGCCGCTCTCTTCGTCCACAACATCGACCGTGACGTTGTCACGGACACGCAGCGCCGACGCCACCGTCAACGCCACCTGCCACGGCCTGCCTTGGTCATCACGGAACTCACGCATCCCACTACCTCGCCAATCTAGGATCAGTCATCCGGCCTTCAAGCGTGAACGTCGCCACGCCATCAATCGGATCGCTCTCGCTGATGCCTGTCATCACTGCGAGAAATGAAAACCCTGCGGCCCCGCCGTATACAGTGAAAGTCCCGCCCGTGTGCATTTTCTCAAACGCCGTGCCGAGATCCGACACGTTATTGAGTTCGACGCTCACGGCGCAGTCGTATCCAGTGCTGTAGGTCGCTGCGTACCGACTGCCGTACGGGTTGACGTCGATCGTGCGTGCCGACTCCGTCAGCGTCACGTTGCGAGCGCTGGCGATGTAGCCGCCATCAAGCATGATGGAACAGTCTTTCCCCAGCGTGATCGCCACTAGAACTCCTTGGCGGTCACGTTGTAGGTGACGGCGCCGTCAACGCCAATGTTCTCCGACACGCTCATGATCGAAAACGAGCCAGAGGTGCCGGCAGCAGTCAGCGAGGTGATGAGCCCGTCAGGGTCGTGGCACTCAATTTCCCACGTCTTCGTCACGAAGCCGGCACGACTAACCCTGCGGCCAGGAGCACCGGCAGAGCCGCCGACGTTGGAGCGGTTTGAGATGTCAATCGTCTCGCACTCCTCGGTGAAGCTCGCCGAGATGATGCCTTCGCCAAACGGAGGAGCGGACGCTGCGTCTTTTCCGAGAGAAATTGCCATTGGTTCGTTTTCCTGTGAGAGTGATTAGGCGCTGACGGTACGCGAGCCGCTGACGGTGAAAGTGATAATGCCGTCGAGCGGCTGGCTCTGGGCAATGTTGGTGCAGATGTACGTGGCGTTGCCGGTCTGCGTGCCGCTGATGGTGAACGTGCCGCCGATGCTGACGCCTGGAGCGTCCACACACTCAAGCTCAATCGTCTGCTCGATGAGAGCCTTGCGGAACTTGCGGGACGTGTCGCCGAACTTGGTGACGTCAACGTCTGACGCCGAGTTGGTGACGGTGCATGACCGAGCGTTCGCGACGCCCGTGATAGTCACGTCTTTGCCGAGCGTGATTTCAACTGAGCCAATTGGCATGTGGTGCCCTCTCGTGTGCGAGTGCCAGCGGTGCGGCTGGTTCGCCCACGGTATGGGCAGGCAGGCGGAATTTAGACCGGGTATGCCGTGGCTAGTTTCTCGCCAGCATGTTCCGCCACTTCTCGTTAGCCTTGGCAACGGCGGCGTCTACACGCTTCGATCCTGCCATGAACGGGCGGGCCGGATAGCGAGCCATGCGGGTGATCGACGTGCGTTCCCAGTTGCGGCTGTTCTTGAATCGCCCAGCCTTGTCGATCTGCCAGATGAGAGCACCGTATTCGTACTGGTTCGCTTGCGGCAGCGACGAAGTGTATCGCCCTCGCTCGTCACGCCCTTGGCGTCCGTTGCCGCGCTTCCGCAGGTACGCATTGCGTGCCGCTCCGACGCCGATACGCCATGCCGTCTGTTTCACGGTGCCGCCCATCTGGTGCAGCTGTGCCAGCCAGGGCTTCGTCTTGTACGTCCCGATCACGGCAGTGACACGGGCCGGATCGTAGAAGTCCATGATGTCGTAATAGAACCACCGCCTTGGCGACCACGACTTGACAGGCTTCCCTGCTGCCCTTGGCTCA